ATTAAGTGGTCTCACCTTGAGGTCTCTGAGGGTTCCGCTAAGAACTTCTTCGGTGAGAACAATGTCACGGTTACACCGAAGACTACTTCTCAGGGAACTCGCCTGCTGATGAAGCTGCGTGCTGATGAGCTGCCTCACAAGACGTGGTGCTTCCGCATGAAGGACGGCGACGCTAAGATCATCATCTGGGTGCCTGATGGTCAGATCACTGAGGCTGACGACATCACGTTCGCTGCTAGTGACGCCATCAAGCTGCCTGTCACGCTGACATGCTACCCGGATGCTCAGGGTAACTCGCTGTACATCGCCACTGATGACGGGGTGACTGGGGCGTGAGTAAAGTTTTTCAGCTTGACGGTCCCAAGGCTACGGACAATTTCAAGTTCCGTATGCCGGGGTCCAAAGTTACCCATGAGCTGCCCTCCCTCCAGAAGCTGCCCGTGGGTATCCGTAAGCGTATGGGTGATCTGGCTGGGGCTATCCAGGCTCAGCAGGAGCGAGGTAAGAAGCCCACGTCCAAGCAGACTTCCGAATTGCTTGATTTCCAGCTTGATTTGCTTGAGCACTATGTTCCGGGTATCACTAGTCAGCTGGACGACGACATGTTTATGGCTCTTATGGAGGCTTGGAAAGAGCACTCTGAAATCAGCATGGGGGAATAATAGGGCTAGTGGGTGTTTGGCATAATCACCCACTAGCCCTAGAGCGTGAGCTCATTGGGCTAGGTTTGAGGTCCCGTCAGGTTGGCACAGAGGAGCTTACCTGGCGGGACCTTCAGGCTATAGTCAGCCACGCTGAGCCAGGGGGTCCGCTAGCTAAGGATCTCGGGTATGTGTGGACCACGGACGGCTATATGCTGGCGAACATCTATGATGTGCTGGCTGGGGCTAACTGGCAGAGAGCTGGTAGGTCTAGTGAGCCTCCCCCTAAGCCCATTAAGAGACCCAATGAAGTTAGGGATGACGAGCGTGCGTTTGGGTATGATCCAATCCCTCTGAGCGAATTCAATGATTGGTGGGATGCCTAATGGCTTCAGTTGAGCTAGCTACAGGTTACTATCAGCTAGTCCCCTCAATGAAGGGTAACAAGGAAGCTATTGTCGGAGAGATTACTGGTGCTGTAACTGAGGCTTCTGATAAAGCTGGCAAGGAGGGTGGCGCTAGGCTATCTACTAGGTTTGCTGAGGGTCTGAAAGGAAGCTCGCTAGCGGCTATAGGTGCTGGTATGGCTGCTGGTATTGGAGCCGCTCTGTATAAGGTCGGTGAGACTTTCGACGAGGTTACTGACACTATCCGCACGGGCACGGGCGCTACTGGCGAGGCTCTCGATGGTATGGTCGAGGTTGCTAAGCGCGTGGGCTCTACTACTCCAGCTGAGTTCTCTAAGATAGCCCCAGTTGTTGCTGACCTGAATACCAGGCTGGGCTTGACTGGTGAGGACCTCGAGACTGTGGCTAAGCAGGTACTTGAGGCTGGCCGGCTGCTGGGTCAGGATGTTGATATCAGCAAGACCACAGCAGCGTTTAGTGCTTTTGGCCTTGAGGCTAAGCAGATTCCTGGAGCTATGGATGATCTGTTCCGGGTCAGTCAGGCTACTGGTTTAGGTTTCAATGATCTGGCCCAGAAAACCGCTCAGGCTGCGCCTACAATGAAAGCGCTTGGATTCGGGTTCCAAGACACAGCGGCAATGATCGGTGCCTTCGATAAGGCGGGGCTTAATTCAAGCCAGATCATGACCTCTATGACTAAGGGTCTCACTACTCTGGCTAAGTCCGGTGAGGAGCCCAAGGAAGCGTTTAAGAGGGTTACTGGCGAGATCGGTAGCTATATCCAGTCAGGCAATGAAGCTGCCGCTCTTAAATTAGCTAGTAAGCTGTTCGGCACTAAAGGTGCAACCCAGTTTGTGGAGGCACTAAAGCAGGGCAAGATCGGTGCTGAGGACATGATGAAGTCCATCGGCGCTACTGATGACACTATTCTCGGTGTGGCCGGTGAGACGTCGGACTTCGCTGAGAAGTGGCAGATAGTTCAGAACAATGCCCAGCTCGCCTTGGAGCCACTGGGCTCAGCCGTGTTCAGCACCCTGGCTGATGTCTTGTCGGCTATGGCGCCTACTCTCCAGGATATAGGTAACTGGCTTAAAGAGAATACCTGGGCTTTTGGAGCTCTGGGTGCAGCTATTGCAGGTATCCTGATTCCTGCCTTCGTTACGTGGGTGGCAGGCATCTGGGCATCCACGGCAGCTCTTCTGGCCAGCCCTATCACGTGGATTGTGGTCGGTATAGCCGCTCTTGCTGCCGGACTTGTCCTCCTGATTGCTAACTGGCAGGCTGTATCTGATTTCATCGGTGGTGTGTGGAACGCTACTGTGGAAGGAGCTGGGCACCTGTGGGAAGACTTCGTCAGAGGGTTGACGGAGTTCGCTACGGGCATCGGCCAGTGGTTTATGGAAGGGCTCACTGGAGCGGGACAGCAGATATCTGACTTCTTCGCTGGCCTACCCCAGATGATCCTTGACGGCCTGGCTGCTTTAGGCCAGATTGGTCTAGAGATTCTCGCTTTCTCTATGGGTATCAACGCTAACCTCATTGAGGGGTTTGTGCAGTTCCTGGGATATATACCGGGATGGATAGCTTCTGTGGGGGAGTGGGTGGCCTCGCTGCCTGGCAAAATTATGGAGTGGCTCTCTGGTCTAAATCAGCTTGTTGATCGAGCTGCCGACTGGTTCGGTGGGTTCCTCAACGGTATGATCCGTAAGGGAGCAGAGATTATTGAGTGGTGCAGGCAGCTTCCAGGTAAGATCATCAGCGGCATATCCTCACTGGCCTCCAGTTTGGCCTCTACAGCGTCCAATGCTTGGAACGGATTCCTTAGGGCAACTTTGGACTTAGGCGGTAGGGTTATCGGGTTTGTCGGGAGTCTGCCAGGCAAGATCATGGGGGCGCTAGGTGATCTAGGTGGCCTTCTGGTCCGGTCTGGTGGCGCCCTTGTGGACGGATTCTTGCGGGGTATCCAGGGGGCGTGGAATACCCTAGTTGGCTGGGTTAAGCAGGGCATGGACTGGTTGCGTGGTCTGTGGCCTTTCTCTCCTGCTAAGTGGGGCCCTTTCTCGGGTAAGGGCTACGTAACTCATTCAGGTAAGGCTATCATCCGTGACTTCGCGGATAGCCTTAAGAAGGAGCAGCCTTACCTTCTGGATTCGGCTCAGAATATTATGGGTGATTTTCAGTCTAATTTCCAACCTAGCCTGAATGCCCCCCAGCCTGCTTATGCTGGGGCCACACAGCAGGGCAGCAGGATGACGGTTAATGCCTACAGCAACGACCCTTATGCTACGGCTGAGGAAGTTGCTAGGCAGCTACGGAGGTTGATGTGAAAGAGATCACGTGGAATGGCCACGTGATCAACGGTGGGGACTGGGTCGTCAGCGAGATTAAGCTTCTCGGCTCAGCCCCCGCTGTTGCGCAGAGTGGCCAGCGTGTGGGCTATGACGGTGTATGGCGTACTAAGGCGTTCCACGGAGCATTGTCTGGTGCTATTAAGGGGTATTACGTAGGGACGTCTATGGAGGATGCCGAGGCAGCCCACGAGACGCTGCTGAGCATAGCCTCTATCAACCCTACGCCCTTGACGGTAAACACGCCTCGTGGACCTAAGACGGCGTTCGTTGCTAGGGACAGCGTACTAGACGTTACGTATATGGCTAACGGCAGCGCGTTCGAGTGGGGCGCTACCTTGATCATGCCTGACCCTGTGTGGTGGCGTGGTGGCCAGACTCCTGATGGCCAGATTGATGACCAGTACACGGCTAAGCATAGGCTGTATCTACCCAATCTCACTGGTGGTATTAAGTTCCCGATCAAGTATCCTATCTCTTTCTTGGAGTCGGGTAACTACGGGTCCGTCACGGTAAGTTCTGGCTACCATAACAGGGTTAGCCTTAAGCTTTACGGCTATGTGCAGATACCGTCTGTGATCTTCTCTGGTCCTGGTGGGGCTGGCCGTTTGCGGTGGGACTTTACCCTACAGCAGGACGAGTGGTTAGATATTGACCTGACTAACCGCACGTCACTTAGGCAGGGGCAATCTTCTGCGTCCCCTACCATCAGGGAATGGCCTGAGCTAGGCAGGGGTGAATTGACTATCGGATTCCGTTCTGATGTGTATTCCCCTACCGCGTATCTTGATGTAATTGTAAGACAGGTGACTATATAATGGCTCTCGATAATGTGCTACCTATCGGTGGTAATATTTCAGTGAATGCTGCGGAATTCAGGCGGCTCGATGTGGGCTCTACTATGGTCCACGATACCCACCCTCTGGCGTGTCGGCCAGGCGTGACGTCGGGTATGACTCCTAGCCTTAACGGTAGTCAGATCCGGGTCAGCTCGGGTACAGCTATTGTGACGCCTGTGGCCTCGAATAACGGCAGCTATCGTGTCGCTAACGTAGACGATGTGAGCCTGCCTCTGTACGCCAAGGACACATCGTATCCGCGTACTGATATTCTGGTGTTGAAAGTCTATGACGGTACTGTGGATGGCAGTAACAAGTACCAGGCCTCGTTTGAGATGATTAAGGGTACGGCGTCGGCTAGTTTCCCTACTCCTGCTACGCCAGCAGGTGCGCTGCTGATTGCACGTGTGATCGTGTCGACTACAGGTAGCCCCACGATTTATGATTCTAGGCAGTACACGTGCGCGGTGGGCGGTACTATACCTTGTTATTCTAATAGCCGGCCCACAACGTGGTTCCTCCAGAAGGGCCAGCGCATCTATGAGCTGGACACGAACAAGGTGATGCTGTGGACTGGCAGTGCCTGGCGTGAGGATACGGTTATCCCACAGGTTCAGCTGCCCCGTATCCCTGCTATTGCGTCGGGGACGGTGACGGCTAGCTCTGCTGGGCCTGCGGTGTTCACTATCCAGTTCCCGCCTGGGCGTTTCTCGAACGCTCCTCGTGTTGTGGCCTCGGTTAGGTCAGCCTCGGGCGACTTCACTTGGGACACCCCTAAACCATACAATGTCAGTGCGACACAATTTCAGATGTTCGTTAAGAATGGTCGGGGTTGTGACTTTGACTGGATAGCGATCGAGAACGGCTAATGATCAAATGGCAGTCTTTTGCAGCTCTCGACGGTAGGCCTCTGACTGAGCTACCCGGCCTAGCTGTCAAATCAAGCCTGTCATCCATCATCGGGCGGGGAGACTCCGTAACTGTGAGTCTCCCCGTCTGTGATAGGTGGCCCGCTAACTGGCGTGATGGCACTCAACCTATGCGAGCTGTCCTGGCAGCCATCGAGGACAACCTGGTGTTGTGGGCTGGCTGGGTAGAGAAGCGCTCATACGGGTCAGGGGAGTCTATGGAGCTGACTCTACAGCCTGCCGAAGAGTGGCTTAAGAGGAATTACATCCCTGAGTTCGTATTCAGGGATCAGCGATATACGACTATAGCTCGAAATATAGGGCTAGACCGTCTGGTAGCTCAGTTTAATGGGCGCCTAGATGAGGAACCTACCCTCGATTGGGGTGACAGGACGTACCGTGCTGACCAGGATATGACATGCCTGGCAGGTCTCCAGAATTTGATGAAGACTAAGCATGGTGCAGAGTTCGCTACTAGCTGGGAACTACACGAGAACGGTCACCTCGGCATTGTGGTCCACACCGCGTACAGGCTTGGAGGCGTAGGCAAGGACACTGACGGTGCTGCCGTGCTATCTCAGGGTACCTGGCAGCAGGTCGAGGACTGCTCTGACGGTAAGGGAGCCACTATCTGGCGTGTGGTCTCTAATAGGTCTGGGGATGAACGCAAGGAATTCGCCACGTCTAACGGTCAAGTCCTGCAATATGGATGGCTTGAGCTCGAAAGGCGCTGGACTCCTGACACGGGGTCAGTGGATGACAACGTGTTGAAGCAGTATATGTACGCAGCTAAGGAACAGCAGCAGTACGGACTTACGTCTATCAGTGTGGAGACAACGTTGGACCACTTTATGCCGGGCCGTGACTTCGTTCTAGGTGACTATGTTGATGTTGATATGACTAATCTTAGTAACCCTGAGCTGCAATTCAAGGGTAAAGCCAGGGTTATCGGGTGGGTGTGTGATCCTGACCCCGTCTCAGGGGAGATTACTAAGATTAAACCAATGCTTTCATTGGAGGATTGATGAGTTTCGACCCTACGACGGTCGATAGACCGTCTAATGACCAGGGTATTCGTGAAGTTGTTAGCCGGTTGGAGGGTCTCGAGAACCGCATTAATGAGCTCACGGCCACTATTGGCGGGGAGGGTGCGGTATATACCCGCTCTCTTTTCCACGTTAAGGGTCACGCTAAGTTCGATGGGACCCTCGAGATTGCTGAAGGCTTGATTGGCGACAAGGCACTCAAGTCTCAAATCAGTGTCGATGCCGGTAATTCCAGTAATCGTAACTGGTCTCCGGTGACTAGCTGGACCACAGGGGTGTCTACGTTCGTTGTGGCCCCTTCCTGGGCTACCAGAGCACTGGTCATAGCGGGCGGGTCGATCATGCCTAACTACAACGCTAACTCCGGCACGCCTGCGTGCTGGGGTCGCATCGAGTGTAGAGGTCAGTACAGCCCTGACTTCTTGTCTTTCCTGGGGTCGTCGGCTATCCCGGCTAATATCTCGTGGCCATTTTTCACTGTCCCCGATCCACGAGAAGGGGGAATTGAGGTTAACTGTCAAGCTAGGCTCTACAGTGGTAGTTCTAACTCAGGCGGGCAGTGCTTCGTGTCCGCTGTTGTGCTGTGGTTGAGGTGATATTTTGAGCCCTGAGACTATGGGTAGCCTTATTGGGGCTATCCTGGCGGGTATTTTAGCGGTTGGTTACAGCGGTGTAAAAGTATATAAGGCCATGTCGGGGTCGCTTAAGAGGATAAAGGACCTCACTGCTGACCTGAAAGCTGACACTGAAGCACTAGTTTACGACAAAACTGATGCTGAGGGTAACACAGTTCAGGATAAGTTGAATATTCTACTTAAGCAAGCTGATAAGACTAACACGGATTTAGAGATTCTGTCGTCGACTACGGCGGAAATTAAGGGGGTACTAAACCGGCATGATAAGGAGATCGGCCGGTTTAACGACAATATCACCCAGCTTAATGACCGTGTGTCTAATACCGAGCGCATGTTGACTTCTAGATTAGAAGAGCATGGCCAGCGTCTGCTGGCCGTGGAGACAAGGAAGGAGGGTTAGTGGGATACGTATCTGTGGGCCATAAATACAATGGGAAGGAAGCTTACGCTGCTGAGATTCCAGCTAAGTGGTACCGCCTGTTTAAGCGAGTAATGGCCAGGGATAACCCAGACATCAGCGTTATCCTAGTGCAGGCTCTAGGAGGGGCTAAGGCTAGTGCCGGGACTCACTCTGATGGCTGGGCGTTTGACTTCCAGGACTGGCACCTGAGCAGTTCCCAGATCGAGCGTCTTGTTGCTTGTGCCAGACACTATGGAGGTGTGGCCTGGGCACGCTATAGGAGTCAGGGGTTCGAGCCTCATATACACGTAGCCTGCGATTCCGGAGGGTCAAGCGACACGGCATGCCAATACCAAGTTGTGGCAGCCCACGCTGGATACAACGGCTTAGGCTACCGTGGCCGTAAGGCCAGCGACAATCACCCAGCACCTGCCAGGTGGGTGACTTGTGCGCAAGGTATTGGCCTTATGGAGGCCACACTGGCAGGGTTCCAATCGAGTACGGAAGGACCAGAGTTGAACAAAGCTGATTTGATTCAGGCTGTACGCGAGGGCGTCGGGGGCCTGAACTGGGGGGACGAGAAGTTAGGGGATTACCTCGGCCGCATGCAGGCTGCTTGCCAGACTGCTGCATACTACGCGCATCAGGCTGCCACCCAGACTGCGTCTGTCACCCGGCCTGGGGATCCGGCTGCTGACTCTCGTGGTCAGGTTGTGATCCGCCAGGAGATCGCTGACGCTAAGACCCGCATCACCGCGGTGATGGCTCAGATGGAGGAGCTGCGTAACTCTATCTCTGTGCTGGCTGATCTGGTGCGGGGCCTGGCTCCCCGGGATCCCGGAGTCAACGCCTGATAGCCTGAAAGGAGGTGTGGTCCCCTGGTAGCTAATATCAGGGGACTCTCCCCCAATGAAAGACTACTTGAAAAAGAAACCACTATATGACTACAGGTCATACGGTGGGTGGGGTATACAGCGTCCTGAGCACGGTACTCTAGGTCGCTTCGACCCGGCCATGACTAAGCTACTTCCGGATGGCCGTACCTTCGAGCTCAAGATGCAGTTCGACAGGCCAGCATACTTGATGTATGTCGAGGCAGGGGCCACACACGAGACTGCTCTCAACAACGCGTTGAGGTGTGGTTCATGGGCGTCCCTGTACAACGTCAAGGGTGAAGGCTACTGGTCCATGTGGGTCAAGAACCCACCCTCCTGGACGACTGAAATGGTAGCTATGCTGTGGCCCGAGGAAGACTCCAGGTGGCCTGAGGGCGAGCTCAACTTCATGGAGACCCAGTCTGACAAGACCAAGACTCAGCTGAATCTCCACTGGCCCTCACCTAAGGACCGCTCTCCACAGCACTGGCCTCAGGTCATCGACCTCGATACACGCCAGTGGCACAAGTACGGGGTACGTATCTACCCCGACTGTGTACGGTGGTTTGTAGACGACAAGATGGTGAGACACCTAGACACGGAGTTTTCACCATACAACACCAGACTGCACTTCGCTGTGCAGTGTGGCGTGAATCAGAACTTCGGGGTGATGTGGCACAAGGACATCGCCTGGGAAGAGAACATGTACATCATCCCTGAGAGAGCCCCAGGGATACTGTAAGTAAGGAGAAGTATGGATATTACTACGCTTGCCACTGTGCCGGCTATGCTCGCTATCGTCGAGCTCTTGAAGCGCTGCGGCCTACCGGCTAAAGCCGCTATGCCGGTGACTGTTGTCCTGTCGGTTGCTCTGGGCCTGGCCCAGACTTTCCTTGGAGGTGATCCAGTCTACCAGGCTGTAGCTAAGTACCTGCTGATGGGTCTCGGTGCGTGTGGCCTCTATGATGCAGCTAAGCTCGCATCCCCTACCGTGGAGCAGAAGAACGAGTTGAACACCACTGTCCCTCGTCGTGCTGAGGCTCCTGAGGTGACTGCCTGATCTAAGGCATAAAATAACCCCCTACCTGTTCAGGTAGGGGGTTATTTGTTTACTAGGGGCATAGGCTACCACCTTTCATTGAGGAAGTACCCAACAGTCAGCCCGAGGGCAAGAGCCAGCATCATCATAGCGACAATCATGTCCATAGTTCTCACCGGGCTCCTAGGTGTTTCTTTATGATCCTCTTGATGATACGCTCTGGTGGCCAGCAATACAGGCCTGATACCTGAGCGATATCTTGACCGCACGCCAGACGCTGTTCCTTGGTAGTGTGGGGGTAGTAGTAGCGTAGCTGCGCAGCCATCGCTTCCGGATCAATCACCATAGCATGTCTCCAATCGAGTCAAGGTCTTCCATGTGTGCGTCGAGTTCACCATAGTATGCGGCCAGATAGTCTGGGATGTCCGCACCGTCCCACGTGACTTTGTCCTGAGCAGCGTGCTCGATGTCTTCACACATGTGTTTGAGTATGGCCTCGCTGAGGTCCTCGCCGTACACGTTGAGGACGTGATCGTGAAGCTCAGCTGGGTCGATGCCGTGCTCCTGCACATATTCGGGGTCTCTCTTGAATCCTAGCATTGTTCCTCCATGTGGTCGACCAGATAGGCACAGTATGAGGTAGGCCATCCTGGGATACTGGTTAGTTTCTTGATTAGGTCCTGTACGGTCCCGTCCTGGCAGTCTAGCAGAGCTATGTTAGCTGCGTCAATCTCTAAGGCGCTACCGTGCTCGATGAACTCGAACTCGACGCACAGTACTAGCTGATGCAGCCACGCTGGCGGGTTACGGTAGAGGGTGTCATCGGGGCTATCCTCAAAGTAGCAACAGCACGGGGTGAGTCTCTCAGCTGCCCTCTGGCACTTCTGGATGTCAGCATAGTAAGGACTGACCCACACTGTCCAGTCGTGCATCATGGTGTCAGGCAGGTCATCCCAGCCATGCTGGTGCAGACCGTCGAGGATGCTCTGGTGTGCCTTGGTTGGAGCTACCTGGCGTAGGTCCTCGATCCTCATCGCTCCACCACCAGGAAAACAGCGCTGACTGGAGTGTGCTGGCCGGCATCCCAGTAGATGTCTCCCAGCTCACTGGTGTAGAGGTAGCCGCACTCAAGCAGTGCTTCGATGCTAGCTCTGTAGAAATCTTCGACGGTTTCGACTCGGATTGTTCCCTGCGTTTTGATCATGGTATTACCTTAGCACACTCTAGAGAGATTGCACAACCTCAGGCTGCCACTCTCCTGGAGTGTCTAGCCCGGTGACGACAAGGTCTTGTGACCCTGACTTAGTTTCTACTTGAATACTCAGTGATTCAGCTTGCCTTGAGATATATAGACTGTTATCTGACCAGGCGTGGAGGGCCACTGACCCTGCCAACGCTGCGCCTCCAGTAGAGGGCATATCCTTGCTGGCCTTACGTGTGTGGTGCACTATAAGCTGAGCGCACCCTGTGGCCTGAGCTACAGCCTTGACAGGCTGCAAGATCTGCCCGTACATGGCCTGACTGTCATTGATGCTCTCTGTGGTGAGCATAGACAGAGTGTCATAGCACACCAGGCCGATGCCCATCGACTCTATGGTCTCACCTATCTCCTCGGCTAGCTCTGGTGACAGCCCCTGTGTGGGCCTGCCTGCTATGTAGAGGGGTATCTCCCCGTCAGGAGGATTAAGCTCCAGCACACCAGATCTGTAGGTTATGTACCCTCGAGGGTCGTGGTGAGGGAATCTGCACTGGAGGATAGTCTGTACGCGAGCCCACACACGTGACAGGCTGTCCTCTGCCTCGATGATGAGACAGGGTGCCTGGTGTGATCTAGCATACCCTAGCACTGGCTGGCCTAGAGACAGACTAATAGCCATATCCAGCATGATCCAGCTCTTGTAGTGCTTAGGCGGTGCGGCAATGAAGCCACAGCCACCCTCCTCTACCAGACCGTCGATACGCCACCGTGGTGGGGGCATGTTGACTAGCTCAGATAGTTGCCTGATCTGGAGCAAAGGCTCTTTAGGTGAATCTTCAGCTATCTCGATAGCCTCAATAGTTTTAGACCCTGCAAGGTCTAATTTACTAGCTACCCTCTGAACCTCAGACTTCAGCTTGTCTACTGACCCCCATTTATTAAGAGTCGTGTGGCGAATCAGGCCGGGGATGAATTCAGCCTCTACACCACACTCCAGCATACTAGCTATAGCCGCGTACAACTGGCTCGACCTGTCACCAAGGGCTTTACTAGCACGTAGCTGCCCAGCTATAGACGAAGAGCTATCATCCAGCGTACGATACACCGCTGAGGCAAGCTCACCAGGAGTCTGTGTGGTTCCATACGTAGGTCTACCCACCATACATCCACGCTTGTGCGAGGGTGTACCAGGCACCCTCAGTAGCTGAGTAGCATCCCAGCCTCCAGGGTCGCAGCCTAGCACGTGGCTGACAGCCCTAGACAGGCTGTCCTGGTCAGGCTGAGGCACAGTCTCAGTCAGTCGCCAGATAGCCTGAGTGTGACCCGGGCTACTAGACCACACAGCTAGTGGGTTAGTACCCTCCGTGCGACCGTCGTCTACGTCAGACCAGATCAGCGGGCCCGCTTTGAGGAACTCCGATTTCCTTTCCGGCTTGTTGAAAAGACCGGGAGTGAAATATACATCTTGCCCAGCTTCAACGAGATCCCGCACGTAGCGTTTCGCTTCGTCAAGTTGGCCCACAACCCGAAAGGCTTTGCCCTGGTTGAAAGCCTGACCCGGCCACGTGATCCCGCAGATGAAAAAATACCCATCACAACCCTCCCAGATTGTCTCGAAGAATCCCATCTTCAATCCTAGCTATCTCTTCCTCGTAGCTGTCTGGGGTTAGACAGGCCCAGAAGCCACCTACTGACATGATATCAGCACCGACTCGAATTTGCCACTGGCTCAAAGATGAGCCTGTTTTGAGCTCCAGACCTACAAATCTGCTTCGGTAGCAGGCCAGCAGGTCTGGGATACCTTTCTTAGTGTACTGGCTGGCGTGGTATTTTACAACCCACCAACCGCGTGACTCTAGATACTTCTGTACTTGTCTTGAGAACGTACTCTCTAGCATGCCCAGAGCAGGGTACTAGCCCCTGCTCCAGACTATGTCAGAGGATATCGTCGAACTCGCCGAACTCGTCCTCTTCGACCTCAGGCTCAGCAGCAGCCTTAGGCTTAGGAGCAAGCTCGGAGAACGGGGCCACACGTGCCACACGGCTACGCAGCTTGCCCTGGTAGCTGTCGTCCTCGAGCTCAACGTTGATACGAGCACCAACGTACTTGGCCGGGTCAATCTGGACGACTCTGTTAGGCACCTTGGTACCTGCCGCCTCAATCAGTTCGCGGAGCTTCCACAGCTGATTCGGGACAATCTTGCAGTAGAACGGATACCTTCCAGGCCCAGCCACGATAGCAAAGACAAGCATGTCGGTGCTATCGGACTTGGTCTTAGTCATCTCCACGCCAGCGATCTCGGCGTTGTACACGCCTGGCGCCTGGTGGACGGTGCTGAATGAAGGTTCCTTGACGTCACTGAAGTCGATCGAGATCTTAGCCATTGTTGTGGTCCCTTTCCTTGAGTACTATACGGATGTAGTCGATTGTAGCAGTAGTAGTGGTAAAGAAGCAAACCGTGATGGTGAACATATCGCGGTTCAGATGATCGTTGTAGCGCACCTCATATTGACCCCCCTGGCGAACCACAGTGATTGGGTTGGGGACGTCGATGACGGCCATATCATGGTGCTCGATGTGCCAGGGCAGATCATCCATCTGATCACACAGGCGAATGAGTGCATTACTACAGACCTTTGAAAAATCAACCATGTGTGAGGTACCTCTCTAGACGTTCCCAGGTAGGGGACCCCAGCCAAGGCTTACGGGCTGCAATATCCGCCCTGCACCCTGCCACGATACCCTGTGTGGGCTTGAGCCACATACGGTACCCTGTGTTGGAGTCTCGCTTAACTGACTCTGTATACCCTATCACATCAGCGTACATGAGTGCAAACTGCCGGGCCTGACCAGGGAGAGCCAACGTGACTTCCTTAGTCTGGGCCACATCAGCGTCCTCGGGGTCAGCCTCATCCACGTAGGTGACCTTAGCCTGGCCCGTGAGTACCACAGGGATGTCAAGACCACGCAAGGTCAAGATGAGGGACTTGATCAGCTCATTGGCCTGGCCGTACTGAGGAAGACTGATGGGCTTAGCCACAGTCAGGAGGTCCCCGCGCTTTCGTCCAGAGACGAAATTCAAGGCGAGTTCGTGGGCCACGGTTACGCTATCCAGGGCCACAGCTGCTGGAGGCTTAGCCACGATGGACTGCACCTCCTTAGCCAGGGCCTCCCACGTGTCTACATGTGTGGTCTCGGCCTGTACTGCGCGAGTACCGCCCTCCAGGTCAATAATCCGCACGCCTGGCACCGTAGAGGCGAACGTTGTTTTTCCGGTCTTGGGCTGGCCATACGCTAGTGTGATCATTTGTACCTTTCCATGTGGTCGCACTTATCAAAAAACTGAAGGAACTGCTCATCGGTACCGAACTCTACCCTGGCTGCTGCTAGCTTTCCCATACGGCAGAGATACGAGTTACCACACACTGAGGGGTTACGGTCCTCTGGCGTCTTAGACCAGTCGTACTCACCGACCTGTCTTGCCCACCTTAGTATACTCTTGATTTGCCTTTCGTGTACTTGACTATTAAACGGTACCAGCAGTCGGGTGAATGCCGGGCAATGTTGACGCTTCAACAACTCAGCATCCTTCGCGATGATGTCGCACTCCGCTGAGGTGATCTCCGTCCGATGCTCATGCGCCCAGTCTATCAGAGATCGATAGCAAGTGCTACCTGTGGACCCCTTCGTGATCTTAAGCTTACCTGTCTTAGTCAGCTGGGGCCACACAACACGCTGTGGCTGAATGTAGTCCCAGACCATACCCCCAAGGGGGAGGTCCCAGCCAAGACGCTTCTTGTTGCCCTTGAGGAGCCAGAGGTACGCGTGAGACTGGATATCGAGCTGACGGTACTCAGCAGTAGGGAGGGTCTGGTGGGTTTTGTGGTCCAGCACCCACAGACGCCCTCCGAGCTCAACTACCTTATCGATCTTACCACGGTAGGTATGGTTACATCCTGGGATACCCCTGCTCAAATCGAGCTCGCATGCCAGCACGTTGAGGGGCTCATCACGGTAGCGGTACTCATAGGCACGGTACACACGATCGAGGTCATTGTAGATCTGGTGCTCCTCCTCCATGAGGTCAGCTGGACGCTCAGGGGGAGTGCCTGTCTCAAGCCACGCGTGGAGATATGTACCCCTGTCTAGGGCCGTACCAGGGTGAGGCTTGGCTGAGATACCCTGGAGGTCATAGTAAGCCTCCAAAGGGCAGTTAAGCCAGGCCTTAATCAAGCTTGTCGTTACCTGCATGTCTTCTACCTTACATCAATCTCAGGTCCCCAGCAAGTCCCTATTTCGACGTCTGCCACCAGAGGGCAGTCGAAGTGAGGCAGAGGCTGTTCCATAGTCTCCTTGATCATATCTGCTGTGGTCTCGGCTAGGTCCTCTGGCACGAGCACCAGCACAGCGTCGTGGACCAGTCCTAGTATGTGGCTGTCTCCCTCTAAGCGAGACCACACCTGCACAGCGGCCCTCAGCATAATGTCGCTACCCGTGCCCTGCACCTGGCTATTGACAGCCTGTCTCTCGGCCGCTGCTACCTCGTATTCATCGCTACTGTACAGTCCAGGCAGGTGTCTCCGGCGTCCGAACATCGTGCTGGAGTACCCCAGCTTGTGAGCCCGAGCCTTAGCTCTGGCGTGCCAAGGACGCAGTCCTGACCAGTGCCTGAAGAAGTCTTCACGGAAAGACTCGGCCTCAGCAAGGGTTATGTCGGTGCCGTAGCTAACCTTCGCGAACTGGACAAACGACTTAGCACTCATCCCGTACAGGAATCCGAAGTTAACAATCTTGGCCTTGCGCCTATCAAATGAGTTATCGGGATCCAGCCCGATAGCACGTGTAGTCTGTGAGTGGATGTCCCCGCCCTGCTTGTACAGCTCGAGCATGTTCTTGTCACGTGAGACTACAGAGGCTACACGGAGCTCTAGCTGGCTGTAGTCAGCCTCGATGATCTTGTAGCCCTCAGGGGCAGCTACCAGGCCTCTTATGTAGGGGTCCTTCGGAACCTGCTGGAGGTTCACTCCGACTCCGTCGCACACTTTGCCTGATGACAGTCTACCTGTCACCGTACCATGAAGCTTAAATGAAGTGTATAGACGTCCTTTATCGTCTATTTGCTCTTTATAAGGGGTAATAAAACCGTCTATATTCTTCTTTAAGCGTGACCTTTCCAATAGTGTTTTAGCAATAGGGTGATACATATATGCAAGTGCCTTTTTAGAAAGGCTAGGAGCACCATTAGGGAATGCTTTAGTTGGTTTTCCTACCTCCTTTTTGGGTATTCCCAAATAGTCATATAGGAACCACCGCTGAAAGTTAGTAGTACCCCATTTAACCTGCATACCTTCGGGTATTTCTGATGGTATTTCAGAGTCCAACTGGGCATCGATTTCATCCAATTCAGAGGTGTATTTATGGCTAGCTATCTCGAGCTTATCCCGGCTAATAGGTATGCCGTAATCCTCAGTCTCAGCTAGCATATTGATAGCCGGGACCACAACCTTACGAAGGAGCTTTTTCTGGTTAGGTGTGAGTTTACCTTTGTTAATTTGATAAAGCTCTCGTGTTGCCAGGAGGTCCTTCTTCAGGTAGGCGGCCATAGCTTCCGGATCAGAGTCATCCCACACACCGTCATAAGACCAATCCCCACCCATAAAGTCAGACATGAGAGACTTAAGCCCAAGAGACCGGTTCTCATTCACCATATGGGCACCAAGCATAGTGTCTCCAGCTGCCTCAATATTAGCTCCGAAACGCTTAGCGTAGACTATATCGAATTTGATGTTGTGGCCCACCACGGGGGGTAGTTTTCCACACAGCTTGACAAGCCTAGCACGCCATGTCTCAGGGTGCTTGGAGGCCATGTGGAAAACCCTAGGTTCATCCTCAGGCTTATCCCCCAGAATGCCGACCATAAGCACGGCGGCATCCTTTGCTCGGGGGTTTAGACCTGTGGTTTCTATGTCTAGAAATAGCATTTGGTGAGTTCTTTAGCTAGCTTATGAGCGGTACGGACGTCTGTGGTTGACTTATACTCTACCTTACTCTCGCCAATAGTGAAAGTCGTGGCAGTGCGGAACTTGTTCAATTTCCAGCTAGCGGTCCTCGAACACTCAGTTACCCACGATCGGTACCCTATGCTCAGGACAAGGAATTCTGCCCAAGAATAACCAGTGTCTGCACCGGCCCACAGCTGTTTACCCCAGTCAGAAAACAGGTCATCAAGATTGAACGCAATCACTGCAAGGTTGAACCCCTTAGCTCTAGGCACGTTAGGCTTAGCTGCCTCACGGATATCCGAACTAATGCCCGTGTAGTCGTGGATATCTCCATCGACCCATGAGCGGGTCATGACCCCGTGTGAGTTGTGAGGGTCCACAACAAGCTCACTAGGCGCGTACCCAAGCCCTCGTGCGAAGATTGTATGGTCCACACCAGGGGTGGCGGCGATGACTAGACGGTCAGACGGATTCACTAGCATAAGTCTCTCCTAGTAGGTAGTTGCGAGTGTTATTCATAATTTCCTTGCGGAACTCAGTGGCCTCCTGGAGAGAGGCCCACAGGGAATCCTCTACGGTGTCCTGAGTCACCAGTACGATGACCTTCGGATCAGCCGATAGAGCTATCCTATCAGACATCTGGCGGTAGGTCAACGCCGAGGTAGGTAGCCCGTACCACACCAGCACTTCGGCCTCCCTCATATCCACAGCAGTAGCAGCCACCTGTGGGTTGACTACCATCACGCCGTCCTCAGAAGCTTTCCACGCATCCAGCACGGCCGTCTTGTTCTTGGTCTTGCCATCCAGTCTGTATGTGTGGTCTAGGTGACGCTCTATAGCTGTGAGGGAGTCCAGTAGTTCACTAGCTACTACTATACGGCCCCTGTAGGCCTCCCTCAGGGCATCGAGGGCCACAAGCTTATGGCCACTATACACTAGCCTGCCCTCACCTGTAGAGAGTCCCTCAGCGAGACGCCTGCACTTAGAGAACAGTGCTAGTACGCTATCAGCTCCTGTCTCGCCCTGAGACTCCAGGACGTCTAGCTCATCCTTCACCATAGCCTGATAGACACCCTTACGAGACTCACCCAGGAATACAGGCACAACCTCTTCATCTATAGCCTTAGTGCCAATAGCATCCTCACGGCTAATACTTATGGAATGCGCTTTAATAAGTGCCTGGTACTCCTCGGTATTACGGGGACCGATATACTTAGGGAACCCCCCAAAATTAGACCATTCACCAAAATACTCCCTAAATGACTTAGCCGATGGGAATTCTTCCCTAATAGAAGGGTCAGAGAACACTAGCTGGGGGTAAATTTCCCCCACCATGTTGCGCTTACCCACAGGTGTGGCGGTAAGGCATACTCGATACCTAGCTGATTTAGCCATAACCACAATACGCCTAGACCTCTTGCTGGCAGGAGTCTTGATGAGGTGTGACTCATCAAGGACGATAGCTGAGGCGTGGTATTCAGCACCCTTAAACAGGCCCTTAGGATAACCCCTGGAGAATTTGTCATAATTGATTAGCACTATCTTAGGCAGTGCTGTGGCCTCGTAAGCCCCATCATAGACGATATCCGCCTCAGGCCCCCAGTAGTGCTGCTGGAGCTCCCTGACCCACACATCAATAGCTATCTTAGGGCAGACCACAACGATATACCTGACATCCCGGTTGTGCATCAGCCAGCTGAGCCAGTCGATGGTTGTCTTAGTCTTACCTGTGCGGGTATCCATCAGCAGCATACCGTGCTCTTTTTGAGCCAACCACTTAACCGCGGCCAGCTGATAGTCTCGAGGTTTAGTGACTGGCTCAAACATTAGTTAATTGCTCCTTCAATCATCTTCTTGTACTGTAGTGTGGTCCCTGTACCCACTCTAGCAACCTCTTCGCCATCGCGCAAAGCGATCACCGTGGGCACTGACATGATATCCAGACTGCGAGCTAGATCAGGGTTAGCCTCGATATCAATGTAGTCCCACCTGATACCCTGGAACTTATGAATGGCCCTTTCAAAATTGACCTTAGCCTGCGGGCACTGAGAACACCACGGTGCTCCAATAAACATGAACTCCAACATTAAACTACTGCCACCTTTGCTGTGTAGGTAGGCGCCTTATAGTCGATCGCCTTAAATCCCTTACCTTCGAAGTTAAACACGCCTTGCTTAGACGGTATAAACTCAACCTCCCTCTCTACCCTAACAGGTTGAAGCATTTCCCACCATACGTCTAGATTCTGGCAATATACATGAGCGTTTGCAGTGGTAAATCGCAACTTACCCGGATTCACGTTGTGTCCACTGGACCTCAATGTATTTACCATCAAGTGAATAAGCATCCACCCCTCAAGTGTATCGTAAGGCATACCACACACAACATCAGTGGACCGGGCGAATATGTCTAGGTTGACCTTGCCCCCTACAATGTTGAAGGCCCAAGTTGTAGTACAGGGAGGCAACCTCATAGAGTCAACCTCATACGGAGCCCATGTGGTCCACACGGCGCGCTTAGTCGTAGGGTGGTCAATGAGGCGCTGCGTGCCGTGCACTACCTGGTCGTGCATACCACCAGGTCCCGCGTAACGCCACTGGACACCATACATAGGCCCTAGCTCGTCTTCAGCCCACGGGGACCACATACGCTCCACGTCCTCAGTGATCTTAGCACACCTGTCGTCTTGTGTGGCCCCTGACCCTGACAGCATCCACCGCAGCTCCCTCTGAGCCATGTCCACAGACACCCTGCGCGTCTGGGATAGCGGGGCATGCGTGAACACCATCGACTGTGACCCGTAGCACCAGTAGGGGTACTCCTGACCCTCGGTGACTAGCTCAGCCTCCTGTCTAGACAGGTTGTATACATTGTAGTCATACTCACACCACACGTCGGTAGGCCTCCGATGCGCATTTGACAATCATATAGGCAGGATCCTTAGCAAAAGAACTACCCAATTTAGCCGATTCGATAAAGTCCTTAATTGACCTTTTGAAATTCTTAGCCAATGTGTAATTAGTCACCCCATAAGTGACCTCACTACTGACACTAAACCCCAGCCCCAAGTGCCTTTTAAAGGTGTCTAAAATAAACATACAGGCCTTTTTATTAAGGTCCCTATACCTAATTTCGCCCCAATTAAGCACTTCCATGCATTGTGGGTACCAGTCACCGAAATTAAGGTCATTATAGTGCCTTGCACCGTACTCGGGACGAGATCTAATGACCTCAACACCGGCATTACGCAGTACGGTTATACCCTGTTTATGCTCTCGCCAGTCTGGTGTTTTCAGAGCTGGATCGAGCCACGGCCTGTCATACTCCAGAGACCCCCTGAACCCCGCCAGAAGCAATGCCCTAGCGCACGGTGCACAAGGCTCGTAGGTCATAGCTATATGACCCTCCCTAAGATGGTAGGGCAGCTCCATAAGCTGTTGAGAGGCCCACACCTCCGCGTGGATGTACTCAAGGCACTGGCCGTTAGGCGCAACGTCGTGGCATTTAGGGCCAAGCTCAACGTTATGTGTGGATATCTGGTAATCCTCAGAGGTGTTTACAAAATAGCAACCTACTTTGCATTCAGGGTGGGAGGATTGCTGGGCAATCTCATAGGCTAGCTCAATCTCATTGATCATTATAGCTCCTTACAATAACTCGATCGAACTGCGGAAAAGTCTTCAAGATAGCCTCACAAGTAGGACATACGTAGTTAATCACGTACGCGATACCAGGACGCGACCCTCCAACCTCATTTAGCAGCCTCATTACTGGGTGGATGTAAGCCCCTCCTGGCTTGGGGTAGTACTTACCCGGCACCCCCCAGATACCATCTGGGCTTGAGAAGACCACAGATGACATACAGCCTCGCTCGGGCTTGATACTCTGGATCATACGAGGCAGATCACCGAACTCATGCATCAGAATTCACTCCAATCACCGAATTCGTCCTTGTGGCCGTACTTAGCCTCGTACTTGAACCCAAGCCACACACCGACGATGGCCATCAGGATGAGGGCCACATACCACAGACCGTAGAAGATCATCCAGGTGACCAGGACACCGACACCTAGTGCAGCAGCAACAGCAGCAATAATAGCAGCCATGTAACCGACGAACTTAAGCATTGTTTTGAACCTTTCGTGTTGTTTTGATGCCTCTAGCTTAGCCCACTCTGTGGACCAGCGCAACTCCTAATCTGAAACTGTTAACCTTAGTTAACCCACCCCGACTCATGCAGGATCAACTCGACCTCTGACGGGTCAATCAGGTCATCACGCATGCGTGCAGTGAGGTACGCGATAGCGAACAGTGGGGGCTCACACCTCATAGCCTTAGCGATACCCCCCAGGCCCTTACCGTAGCTGCGCACACGAGACAATACACGTCCCCATGAGGACTTGCTGCCAATAGTGAGCTTCTTACAGAGCTGGCCTGCCTCAGCAGACACCCCAATAGCGAATGTCCACGGTGAGTGAGCAATTTCTACCCACCACTCCAGAGCGTCCCTGAGATTATCAGCGTCCTCTGACCTCAATGCATCCACCAGCACACTAGTGAGGGCGGCCTGGTCAGGCTCATACTGAGTGGTCATAACAATTGTGGTGTGGATATCTCGCCACTCGACGTTCATTTTGGGTCTTTCTGGTTTGCTTTGTTGGTCTTTAGCTTAGCGCAATTTGGGGTCCATTTCAGCACTAATTCAGTTGTTTTTCTCTACCCATTCTTCAGCCAGCTCAACAAGCTGATCATAGGTCAGGGTGTAGTCCTCGTCGTAGAGGTCGATCAGGTAGCTGATCAGGGGCCACACAGGGCTGTCCTCAATGACCTCAGCAGTCTCAGGCAGAACCAGGACCTCACCGAACTCCTCGTCGAGGGGGGTGTCCTCTGACTGAGGGCCCTCCACACGCACCAACACAGGATCAGTAGCGTCTACTGCGTGTGTGGCCCAGTACGCTGCCAGCTCCGCGATGGTCTCGCACCCACTCACACCGCGCCTTACTTTGCTCTCGTCGTAGTCCATGGGCCAGCTGTACTGAGTCTCGGGGTCTAGCAGGTACTCAACCCCGCGCTTCCTGTCCTGGATCCTGTAGGCGATCATCTGTGTGGGCCTCTCTGTGGCTTGATGTCTCAAGCTTAACACCTCTGCCAGGTCTATGCAACCAAAAATCTGAAACTATTAACCGAAGTTAACCCCTGCGTATCTCGAATCTGAGGCCCTAGCAGCACCCTACCCTAGCTAGACTACCGGGTAGGGGCTGATAGGCCTAGTTTGCCCTACCCCGTGATGCTTTTAAGGCTATCAGGGAACCCTCCTCTGGTCATCCACCCCCTCGCGATCAAACCTGCCCTCGTGCACCAGGTAGCACGCGAGGGCTAGCGCGGCCAGCGGGTGGGACTTGTGGCTGTGTGCCCACCTCGGGACGCGGGACCAGGCTGCCTTGGCCCCTACGGTGTGGCGCTTGATCATTGTGCCGCAGATGGCGTGGACAGCTAGCGTGAATGTCCAGGAGGTCAGGGCCACATGCGCCAGGCTGCTGAGCGCCTTCTCGAGTGCAGCGGCGTTGTCTGCCTGGATGGCGGCCAGGAAGTCACCGGCCAGGACGCGCTC